CCACGATTCGCCGGCAGATTTCGCCGATGGAGTAGTACACGCCGCTCCTGGCGACATTCGCGTGAATCTCGCGGGCCAAGCGGCGAAGATAGGTTGGGGATTCGGTTGTGAGCAGTGTGGTTCTTGTCCTCTTGTGTTTCGTGCTAAGTTGCATGGTGGTCATGTTCTCCTGCCGGAATCACCCGGCCGCTGGTGAGTCGTGGTTCGGTCGTTTGCCTCCCTCACGCTCAATTTCAAGGGTATTGCACTTTTTGGCCCAAGTCAATTCTAAGTATTTCGGATTGTGTCGTAAGTCGTGTATTTGCAATGGGATAAAATTTTCGTAAGCCCGTTTTCAATCGCTTGGTTTCCACCCGTCCGAAGTGCGACAAAATGTCCAAGTGTGACACGTTGACGCGGCAAATTGTCGTAGCTATTTCGGTGGGAAGGCAGAAAATCGGTCTTGACAGCCGGTAGGGTAGGTCCAAAAATGCTCATATCTCATCGGCAGGTCTTGCGGTCTGCCCTACACCGAGATAATCCGCAAGCGCCGCTCGTGGCCATGGATCGAGGCAATCACGCTCAGACAGCATAGCGCCCGTGGCATTGGCCTGGCACTGTCTTGGCAAGCGACGAACCCGCCCGAAGCCTCTTCTGGAAGGAAGGGGGGAGGGGGGGTTAGAAGGTCTGCCTTGCCCCTTCGCCGATCTATGCCGGGGCCAACCGCCGGTAGACGCCGGCCTGCCAAGACCCTTCTGTTGCATCGAGATGCACCGCCACTTACCCCATCGAGTTGTAGGGCTGGCACTTTTTTCGCCAACCGCATAACTCTCTAGGGTGTAGTCCGCCGCATGTAACGCTACCGAGCGCAGCGCTACAGGCGCACGCACGATGGTCAGGACGTAAGGGTGCCCTTACGTCATACGCTGCAGTCGCTGCGTTGCAAGTTGCTGCAGCGATTGACACTGGGTCCTCGGTTCTCCCGGAGAACGAACCGGCCCCCCCGGTCGAAATCGACGCCGGTGCAGCGTACTACACACCTGCTCGGAAATATGCTGGGGGACATGTTAAGCTACGTAGTCTGCTGTCTTTCCTGAAATGGACTCGGCGGGACTGTGAAGAGCAGCTTGCGGAGCTATGACGAATGGTACCCGCCGCAACGAGAGAAACGACACCAAAGGTGGATCCGCAGAGGATGAGCTTGACGGTGGACGCCGAAATGCGTCGGCTGCTAGTCGAGGCAGAGGCGGCCAGTGGGGAGCGGACGGCCAGCAAGGCGATCAGGTGGGCGTTGCAAAAGGCCCTCACCCCGATCCCGAGCGTAACACTGGGGTTGAAAATCATCCATTGGGCCGAGGGCCTGGTGTTTGCGACGGAGAAGGACAAGCGGGAGTTGAGGAGCTTGGTCAGGGAAATGTACGAGCTTCTGAAGTGACGTACTTTTCCCTGGAATCCGCAGTCGGGCGGTGGGAATTCGCTTGACGGCAGGCGAGGGGGTGGTTGAATGGTGGACATGACCAGCCGCCGCCCGTTCACAGCCGACCGGATTCTGCGTGCAACAACCTTCCGTAAGGCCGCCGCGGAGATCCGCCGGCTGCGGGCGATGCTACGTGATGCGTCGGCTACCCACGCCGAGTTGATCGAAGCCCACAAGACTATGGACGCTCGCTGTGCCAGGGCTGAGGCGAAGGTGCGAGGGACGGAAGCCGTCGAGAAACAGTTGGCGGCTTACCGTGACGCGATCAACGTCCTTCACGGTGGAATATGAACTGGCGCATGGCCGTCCATTGGTGTCGCTGCCTGCTCGGGGGGTTTTCGGCTTTCGAGCGGGTCGTCGTACGTACGAACAGGTCTGCGTACGTACGAGGGCAGGACAACCACCCCTGCCGGCTGAAGCTCGACCATGAGGCGTTGTGCGACGTGGTGCATGGCCACCGGGGCGACATCAACATGCTCCGCGAATGGCTGGGCCGGTTGGAGAAGCGGGTCGATCAGGCGTGGCAGATGGGCTACGAGCGTGGCCAGCGGGACTTGCTGGTGAAGATCAAGGAAGGGGAAACGACCTGATGGACAACCCGCCAGCCAAGGTCGATGCCGCCCCACGCGAATCTCATCTCGGTCCATGTGTCGGCCGTCACGTTCCGGTGGACACGCCGTGCATCTACGGTCCAAACGGCGGCCCAGCGGACGCAATCTTTTTGAAGAGTCGCCAGTGCCGTAGCTGCCAGATCCGAGACGTTAACCAGAAAGCAGCATTTCGACCTCAAGTACCAGAGGCCGATCTTCTGATTCCCAAGTCGTGGGCAGACTTGCCGAAAGCGGTCACTGCCGCCGACATCAAGGCCGAGTTGCTGTGGGCGCACGCGAATGAGCGGAACATTGAGCAACGGCCGGGAAAGGCTTCCCTGATCTACTGGGGCCGATGCAGCGATCCGCCGACTTGCTCCGCGCAAAGTGTGCTGGAGTTCGCGGACACCAATCACGCGAAGTTCATGGAGCAAATCTTCAGGCTCACAGTGGACGAAGACCCGGACAAGGACGACGCGGAGCTTGTGCGGGAAGAAAAGAAAAGCATCGCCGAGGTCCAGCGGCTGCTTGAGAAGTTTGCGGAGGTCTGATGATCGACACGCCGTACTTCTCCCTCGCCCCGCGCGAACCGGCCGCCAACATCCAGTGGCGGATCAAGCTCCGTCGTGCTGCTCTGCATGACCTCGAAGTTCGCAAGGCGGTCAAACAGGCGTGTCTCGACGATCCGCTGTTTTTCTTCATGGCGTGCGCGTGGCTGATAGAACCCCGCGGCAAACACAAGAAGATGCCCTTCTGTCTCTGGGACGTTCAGATTCCCGCGATCCTGGTGTTGGTCGAATCGGTCATCGACGGCAGCCTGGACCTGGACAACGCGATCGACGTGATCTTCGACAAGTCGCGGACCATGGGCGCGACATGGATGTGCCTCTACGTGCTGCTGTGGTTCTGGCTCAAAGACCCGTTGCACAAGGGCGGGATCATTTCGCGGACACTGGAAGCCGTCGAAAAGAGGAAGGATCTTGGGACACTGATGCCCAAGCTCGACTGGGCCATTGGAATGCTCCCGTTCTGGCTGCGGCCGGAAGGGTTCAATGCCAAGCGGGACCGATCACAGGTTGACCACACCTGGCACAACTGCGAGCTTGACGGGGTTCTCGCCGGAACGGCCTGCACTCCAGAAGCATTCTCAGGCGACCGGCAATCGGAATTGTTCTGCGACGAGGCCGCCAAGTTTGACCACGAGAACTTCGATGCCTTCCTGACTTCGACCCAATCCGTTACCAACGTCCGCTGGTTCGTCTCCTCGCACTACGGAGACAGCGGCCCGTTCCACGATATGGTGTTTGGCGAGAGGTGGGAACCCTCGGGGAAAATCTTCCCGCTGGGCGGATCGGGTGTGTACCGCAACTCCACCGGCGGTATCAAGGTCATTCTGGACTGGAAGGACCACCCAACGCACGGGCGACTCGCCTATCGCTTCGTGAACGGGCAAGCGGTGGCGGTGGATCCAGCCGAAGCGGCTGCCGTCGCCAAGTACATCGCCGCCAACAGCGCCAACATCGAGAAGCTTCGCCGTAAGCGGTTCATCAAGGAAGGTCGCATTCGATCCCCCTGGCTTGACCACAAGTGCCTCCAGAAAGGCGCGACACCCCAGGGGATCGCCCAGGACATTGAGCGCGATCCGCGGGCAACGGTGGGCAAGATGTTTCCGCCGGAAATTCTGGACGACATGGCCAAGCACTGCCGCCCGCCGCTTTGGCAGGGGGACGTGATCGTTCGGGACGGGAATCTGCATTTCATCGAGCAGGATCATGGGCCGCTGAAGTTCTGGGTTCCGTTCACATTGGAAGAGGGATTTCCCAAGGGCCGGTACTGCTTTGCTATCGACCCGGGGACCGGGATTGAAAGCATTTCGACCGGCAACTCCACGATCTGCGGCGCGGATGCAGCGACGGGTGAACAGGTGCTGGAGTGGAACAAGCAGCTTTCTGAGACGCGGTTGGCCGATCTGGCGGTTGCCCTGGCGACGTGGGCATGGGATGCGCTGCTGATCTGGGAGGCGCAAGGTCCATGCGGGAAGCGTTTTGCGATCCGAGTCATGGATGAGCTTGGGTACTGGAACGTGTGGAAGCGGCCGGCGGTCAAGAAGCCGCCAGGCTACCACAACCCCGACCAGTACGGATGGAACAACAACAAATTCGCCGACAAGAAAGACCTGTTCGAGGATCTGTACTGCGCCATGGACGACGAAGAATTCATACCCCGTTCGGAGGAATTGATTGCCGAATGCCGTGGCTGGGAAGTCGAGGAAGACGAGAAGACGAAGAATCCGAAGGCGGTCTATCACGGTCCAACCGGGCATGGTGACCGGGCCATTGCGGGGGGTATGTGCAACAAGGCGATGAAGGAGTTGGGGGAGAAATCTCTTGACAAAGGTAGGGTATCAGCGCAAGATGACGACGATGAGTGGACAATCGCTGGGCGGATGGCCCGCCGAAAGGCCGCCGAAGAGAGTGGGAAAAACGACATTTTCGCCGGTTTCCGAAGGGGAAGAGGAGTTTACCGATGACCGAGCCAGTGACCATTGGCGGGGGTTGGAAGGCGTTGAACACGGCCACGGGCGTTATCGTCCAGGCCGAAATGGGGTTGATCCACGTCTTCGGCGAACAGGTGGACGCGGACGGCAACTTTACGACGCTGGAAAACGCCGGGCCACCTCTTCCCCCTACCAAGGTGATTCCCTCCGATGGGCCGTCGCATATCGCGGCTTTCCTGAAAGAGACCGAGGGGCGGGATTTCAGCAACAGCGGCATTTACGGCCCGCTGGGCGCCACGATCAAGAAGCTCCGCAAGGCGATTTTGACAGTGGAACCGAACACGGAGCTTGAAGACACGTTCGGCGAGTTCCTGGCGGCGGGCAACCACGACCGGCACGGGTCAGTTGCGGCGATCGTGGACTTGAATTCCAAGCAACTCGACGCCCTCAACAGGCACTTGGACAGCGGCGATGTGGCCGATCTGTACCACGCGATCGAAAGTCTGGTGGTTGCCAACGCGTCCGGCGAGAACACCGTGGAGGATGCCGAGCCGGAGTTGGCGGAAGCGAAATGAAGTGGGGTTGAGGAGTGGTGCCTCAGAGGGCTCATAACCCTCGCACGCTGGTTCGAATCCAGTCCCCACCATTCTAAGGGTAGCACAAAATTGGAAGCCTGTGAGACGTCTACCGCCCCTGAGTGCTGACCTTGGAGTCAGAACAGGGGCGGCTAATTTGATCTTTACCAACCCATAGAAGCAACTGACCTGAGCCCGGCCAGGCGAGGGAACCAGGGGCGCAGTATCAAGGCAGCGTGGTGCCACGACACCATGCTGCCTTTTTTATTGCGCCTGCTTCTTTTTTCACAGTCGCCATGATCGACCCGCACGATCCAAAAGACCGCAGCCGTCTTTGGTCCGCCATCAAGCGGAGCCGGGACACCATGGATCTGTTCGACGCCGATCGGACGGAAATGCTGCGGGACTTCGCCGGGCCGCTCTACTCGCCCTACAACCCGCGGCTGATTCCCCGCTACGTGAATCGGCTGAACCGCACGGCCACGACCTACACGACCTGGTGCGCGTTCAACAATCCCAAGTGCAAGATCGACAGCTTCGATCAGTCCTTGTGGCCCGAGTGTCTTAGGCTGCAAGGGGCCGTCAACAAGTCGGTCAAGAACATCGACTTCAAGACCACACTGCGGGAGTGCGTGCTGGACGCCTTCTTTCTGATGGCCTGTGCCAAGGTCCGCATGGCAGACGCCGGGGTCAAGCAAGTCGATGGCTTCCCCAACCTGTGGATGGACATGGGCAAGCCCTGGGTGGACCGGATCAGTTTCTCGGATTTGATTCTGGACCTGCCGGGCAAGAGCCTGCGGTCAATGCGGTTCTACGGGGACCGCTACCGGGCCAACTGGAACGAAGTTCGGGAGCGGGATGATTACGACAGCAACGTGCGGGCCAAGATCGCTGCATCCTCCAAGAACAACATCAACATGGCCGGCGACCGGGGCGACCTGATCGCGCTGGGCAACGCCGTTGATGACGACGAATTGGAGCCGCAGTGCTGGTTGATGGACCTTTACCTTCCCCGAGAACGCCTGTTCGTCACCATGTCGGCGGACAGCGAAGGTCTTGCTCCGCTGAAGGTCCAGGAATGGGACGGCAGCGAGATGGGGCCGTACAAGTTCCTGACCTTCGGCTACGTGCCCGACAACGTGATCCCCAGCACGCCCGCGCAGCAGTTGATCTTGCTGGATCGGCTGATGAACATCCTCTACGGCACGCTGGCCGATCAGGCGAAGGCGCAAAAGAATATCACGCTCTTGGCCAAAGGGGATGAGGACATTGGCGAGGCGGTCAAGGATGCCGCCAACAACGAGTACCGCATGGTCCGCGATCCCAAGGCCACGATGCAGTACAAGACGCCGGGGCCGGACGGCGGGGTGGTGGCGTTCTTCCTCTCGGCGGCGGAAATCTACAACGAGTTGGCGAACAACGAGCGGGTGTTGGCCGGCTTGGCGACGGAGGCCGACACGGCAACCCAAGAGCAAATGCTGAAAAGCGGCGCTCAAGGTGGCCTGGCCGGAATCAAGGGGGCCGTCGAACAGTTTTGCTCGGACGTGCTGCGAGAGATCGGCGGTCTGCTCTGGAAGGATCAACACAACAAGATCCCCAACAGCTACGAGATTGAGAACACGGGGTACTATCTTCCGCCCAACAGCGCGTCGTGGGGACCGGGGAAGCGGAAAGGCATCTTTGACCATTACGACTTCTTGGTGGTCACAAACAGCACGGTCTACCGTTCCCCGGAGCAAATCCTGACTGTCGTGAAGCAGTTCGCCGCCGACTATCTGCAAATGCTGCCGGCGATTCAGGCGGGCGTGTTCGACGGCGAGGCCTTCACGCGGATGTATGCGGAGGCCACCGACATCCCCGACATTCTCAGGTTGGCCAAGGCGGTCACTCCGGGCATGGACGGCGCCAACGCCGGCGGGGCAGGGGATCCGCACGAAGCGACCAAGGCCCCCAATACGACCCGAACTGTCGAGCGGCGAAGCGGCGGCAGTGGGGCACCGAAGGGCACGGGCATGTCGCAAGTCCTTTCGCAGATCATGCAGGGGAACAAGAGCAACGGAGCAAAACAGGGAGCGGGAGTATGAGCATCGCGGGCGTGATCGTTCCTGGAGTGGGATTTTTCCGTCTGCCCGAAGACGCGGAGGCGCTAGCCAAGGCGCGGGGCGGTGTGAAGCCCAGCCGCCGTAAAGCCACGGCGATGTACAGCGAGAAGCGGCGGCACACGTCGCTGTCGATGGGTTGCCATCGCAAGGACGCGGCCAAGCTGATGCGGGAGATCAAGCGGAGGGGCATCCAAGGGGTGACCTACGTTCCCGACCGGCATGGCTACCGCTGCCAGATGACTTCGGCCCGCGGGGCCGCACAGTGGGAAAAGGCGTATGGCGAGATCCACGGCATCCAGGATTTGCACAACGCCGGCAATGAAGGAGTGAATGATGGCTGAAGACACGAATGCAACAGCAACGGCAGTAGCCGATCCGCCGGCCAACACGGGCAACGGCGAGGCGAAGCTGCCAGAGTGGAAACCCGGCTTGAAGGGTGAAGAGGCGGCCAAGTATCGGGAAGCCCTTCGCGAGCGAGCCGGCCTGACGATCGGCAAGGTGGATGAGCCGCCGGTCGAGAAACCAAACGAAACAACTTCCGGCGGGGGCGATGAACATTCCGCTTCCGCCGATGCCGGTACGAAGGCCGAGCCCGAAAAGGCCAAGCCGAAGACCGAGGAGCCCGTGGAATGGCGCGATGCCGAAGTCCAGGGTTTGGCCGCGGGGTACGGAATCAAGCCAGAGAAATTGGCCAAGATTCCCAGCCGCGAAGTGTTGGACATTCTGCTGGAGAGCATCGATCAGAAAGGTGCGACGGCGAAAGCCGCCGAGCAACCTCCGACCGGGCAACAGCAGGCCGTCCAGCAGACGAACGAGCCGGATCCGCTTGCGGAGTTGGAGGCATCCTTGAAGGAAAGTGGGGGAAACCTGTCGTCTGAAGACGGCCCCAAGATCCTCAAGGCCCTTCAAGCATTCCGCGCGGCGGAAGTCCAACGGCAGCAGGCGGTCCAGCAGGCAGCCCAGCAGCAGTTCATCCGCGACGCGCACAGCCGGTTTGTGACTTCCTTGCACGAATTGGGCTATGACGACCTGTATGGCGAAAAGGGTAAGACCCCGACGCAAGAGCAGAAAAGCCGGATCGAAGAGGCGTTTCAAGAGCACTTGCAGCGGGCCGCGATCCTGGAGCGCCGCGGCGGCAAGCCGGATGAGAGCGTGGCGTTCGTCAAGCGTAGTGCGATTGCTGCCCATGGCGAGCGCATTCTTCTCGAAACCCAAACCAAACTTGAGCAGCTACAGGAAAAGGTGAACCAGAGCCACCGTCGTATCGGAGGGGGCAGCACAAAGACGCTGCCACCGTCGAAGGATGCAAGTCCGCTGGATCGGGCGATGGCAAAGTTGCCCCAGACGCTTCGGGCGATGGGCATCGCGGGAACCTGACCTAAGCCGCTTTCAATAGGAGATAGCAGTTATGCCTATTCCTCTCCAGCAGATGGACGACTTCCATCTCACGAACCTTCCCAACTGGGACTACATGAAGTGGGAAGACATCTCGGTCAAGCTCCAAAAACTTCTGGCCCGACACATCTTCGGCCTGATGGAGCCCGACAAGGAAACTGGCGACCACGCGAAGTGGGAAGTCCAGTACGACTACGACGACAATTTCGCCGTCACTGGCCCCTACGACACGGACGACAGCAGCACGAAGTCCGTGATGACCACCGCCGAAGTGTTCTGGTCCTACTTCAAGACCAACTACATCTACGACTTGCGACAGGTCTACTTCAACGGCGACGAGGTGGCGATCCTGAAGTGGCTGGACCGGAAGGAACACGAGTTGATGACCTCCTTCTGGATCGGTATGGAGAAGCAACTGGCCGGACCTGGCCCGAGCGCTCCGTCGCCGCCGGTCGAGCGACCCCCGCTCTGCTCGCTGCTCTGGTACTTGCCGCCCTACAACGTGGCGGGCGGAAACCAGTCCAGCATCGGCACCCTGGCCTCGGGCGTCACGTCCGACTTCCTCGGCTGCGATCCGCCGGGATTCGCCTCGGTGGGCACGGCCGGCATTTCCCGTGTGTTGCAGCCCGGTTGGCGGCACCGCGTCGGCACGTACAACGTGTTCAACGAGGACGACGCCCTGGACACGATCCTCGACTGCATGGACCTGTGCCAGTTCACCCCGGTCGCGTCCTACTCGGAGCTTGCCCCGACCGAAGATCCCGACTGGATGCTCATCACCACCCGCAGCCGTTTGAAGTTGGCCCGGCGGATCTCGGCCAGCCAGAACGACAACATGAAGGGCAACGTGACCAAGTGGAAGGACACCGTGTTCATCCGCGGCGTTCCCCTGGAGTGGTGGGCTGCCTGGACGAGCAATTCCATCGGCTGCCAGCAGACCAACGGCCCGGTCATGGGGATCAACAAGAAAACCTGGTCGTATTGCACCAATGCGGCGGTCAACCTCTACAAGTCGCCGCCGATCGCGGACCCCAACAACAAGGTCTTCGGCCGCTGGCGGTGCCTCGACCATTCCTGCCAACTGAAGCTGCGGAACCCCCGCGGCAACTTCATCGTCACATACGGAGGCGCCGGCACCATCGTCGAGGCGAACTGATTCCCCGACCCCGGAGTCTTGTGTCAAACCAATTCCGAACTTGAACTTGAGAGGGTAATACTATGGGAGACGCGATTTTGGGGGTCGGCGGGGACATCTACGGCCCCAGCCAAGACCTTTGGAAAGGCGTTAATCTTGCGGAAATCTTCCGCGGCAACCGTGACAAGGGATGGGGTATCCGTGACGACTTCAAGAATTTCGGCACGGCCGCGGCCCCGTCCAGCAACCTCGCCTACTACACCTCCGAAGGCAATCTCTACAAGACCTTCGAGGGCAGCAGCACGCAGACGGTCGTGCCGGGCGATTCGGTGTGGAGCGTTCCGTCGGCTTTCAACGTCTACTCGCCAAACGGGCAGGCACAGATCATCCCGGCGGGCTACAAGGTTCCGACGCCGGGCGTGATCGCTTTGACGCCGCAGTCCGGCAGCGTCCAGGCGCAGATCCAACTGGCACCCAATGGGGCGGCTGGGGCTTGCGGTGGTGCATTCACGCCCTACCCGATCAGTAGCTCCGTGCAAGGCGACGTGATTTTCGAGGTTCGCTTGGCCCTGAGCGCCTTGACCCACGGCATCACCAGCTTCTTCGCGGGGCTCGGTGGAACGAACGTCGTGGCCACAAGCGTTCCGGTGGCCGATGGCTCCTATTCCGGCACTCCGTCGCTTTTGGGCTTCGGTGCCCTGTATGGCGACGGGACGGCGGGAAGCGGGGCCGCTGGGGATGGCGCGATCGGCATGGTCTGGAACAAGGCCGGCGGTACGCCCCAGGGACAAGGCGCCGGTCTGACCGCCCTGAACCTGATGCGGATGGGCGGGGCCGGCAGCAACACGCCGACCAGCACGTACCCGACGTTCCCCAACGTCCAAGTCGGCGGGGCCGGTGGCATTCCCTCGCTGTTGCCTTCAACGTACATCGGCTGGTTCGTCAAGCTCGGGTTCCGCTACTCGCCCGCCTCGGGGATCTTCACGCCGTACATCAACGGCGTGGCGCAAGACGGGCACGCCGGGCCGGATCGCCGCGTTTCGTCCTCTGGCATCCAGGGGAGCACGGCTTACGGCTATCCCGGCGATGGCACCTACTGGCCCGCCGATCTGATGACGTTCACCGCCGGTTTGTACCACCACACCGGCAGCGTGTACCAGACGCTCTACATCGACTGGTACCAGTGCGTCCAGTTGGTCAACTAACCGCCACCATTGTGCCCGGGCGCTGCGGGATCAATCCGTAGCGCCCGGGCCTTGCTCGACGGGAAACGCCAACTATGTACAACGCGATTTCGGCGGCCGTGGCGGCGGGGATGACCATGATGGCGCAGGCAGATTCGAACGTCATTACCGCAGCGACCTCCATTTACTGGACCTGTGGACTTGTTGCCTCCGGTTCAATTGGCATGGCGGGGCTGATCACCTTCATGTTGAAGTGGATGGCAAGCCGCATGGATGTAAAGGACACGTTCATTCGGGGAACCATGGCGGATGTCATCAACAACAACAGCGTGGCGCTGACGAAGTGTGCCGATGCCATGACCATGTGCGTTGCAAGGCAGCCGTTACAAGCGAGACACGATTCGATGGTTGCTGAACACGACAGGCTGGTAGAGAAGCGGGATAAGGCAACGAGTTGACACTTGCCCTCGTCGGCCTCGCGTTCGATCGGCAGGATAAGTTCATCCAAGGAACCTTGATCCAGATTGCCAAGGCCACGTGCCGGGGCGAGTACGCGAAGCGCGCGTCCGTGCCGCTCATCGCGGAGGAGAGCCGTTGATGCCGATTCCCAACCCAAACCCGATCACGCCCGGCCCGTGCTCGCAACTCTGGCTGTGCTCGCTGAACTTCACCGGCCGACGCATCGTGGCGACGCTGCGGCCCAGCGACGGCACGCATCTGATCGGCAACAGCAACGTTGCCGTGACGAAGGTGGTCAGTGTGGTCGAGAACGCGTCAGCAAAGGCCCTTGCGGACTCCATCTTCGCGGTGCTTCAGGAGGTGTCAGGGAGCAAGACGCTGCCGCTGAGCGTTCAGATTCCGAACGCCGAGCCCAATCAACCGATCGCGGTAACGGCGACGTTTGCCACTGGCGAGCCCTATCGCTGCGCTGATCTGATGGCGATCGCTGCGGCCAATCCGATGGTCGAGGCAGTCTACGAGCAGACGCTGGCCTTTTTCGGAGCCACGCCATGAGAGCGGCAGCCAACGCAGTCTGGACGATCAACTGCAACGGTGGCAGCGATCCGTCTTCGGTATCGGTCTCTTTCAACGGGCTGACGGCCATCAGCATCAATACCGATGGCACCGCGGGCGTGGGTGGCCTCCAGGGCGCAATAGATGACGTACTCGGAGCCGGCAACTGCGTGCTCTCGTCCACCGCCGATCCGATTGCAACGAATGCGGCACTGACTTTTGCCTTCCAGGGCGCGCTCACCGCGCAGCCGATCAGCGCGAGTATCACCAACGTCGGCATCGACACCAGCACGCTCGCGCTGACCACGCAAGGCATCGGTGCTGGGCCTATCACTTGGTACTACCAGACCGGCAGCGACTTCGACACCGATACCTGGAGCACGAATGCGGACGGAAGCGGAATCACAGGATACGTTCCGGATGGTGGCAACGGAGACACGGCGGACGCTAACGGCAACTATCTGACGATCATCAGTCTCGCGAACAAGGCGGGGCTGACCTTCGCCGATCACACCGGCAGCGGCGCGTTTCTTCTGGGTTGTTCGATGGGCGGTCCCATCCAGATCACGTGCTACTTTCTCGTCACCAGTCCATTCGTGCTGAATGCCTATTCCGCCGGACCAATCACGGTTGCGAGCGGCAATGGCGATCTGGAGATCCAGAGCGGCGCGAGCCTCACGGGTACGAATTTTGTGAGCGTGGGCAGCGGCGCTTCCCTGGTGGGTGACATCGGTGCGAGCTTCGACGGCTTTCCGCAAAACGATGGCACGGGGAGCGTGGACATATTTGGAACCGTGGACGTGTCGCAGTTGCGCCCGGGCAACATCCTCAGCGGCGTTTCCATCGGCGGCATCGAAGGCGATGCACCGACACTTCCGCCCCTTGGTAGCCCCGGTCAAGTGCTTGCCGTCAACAGTGATGGTACGGCTGCCATCTGGAAAAACGCTCCGAGCGGAACACCGTCGATCTGTCCCGTATTTCTAGATACGGTGGCCGGTGGCGCACAAGCTGCTCTGGTCGCCACTGGCGTGGTTCCCACGGCCGCTCCCAGTCTTGCCAGCACTTCCAAGGCTGTGGTGGTCTCCATGTCGGCCAGCGGCCATCCACCGACCGCCGCCCCCGTCTTGGTCAGCACAGTCAAGCGTCCAGTTTCCACGATGGCCTGTAGCGGTGTCCCGCCCACCGCCACTGTGTCCTTGAACTCGGCCGTGCGCCCCCGCTCGGGCCTTTTGGTTTTCCCTACTACCCCTCCATTTATTCCCGTGAACTGAGGTTCCACAATGGCAACGAATGCGAAACTCTCCAACGCCGCCGCCGCAGCGTGCATGGGCGACGGGACCAACAAGGGGCTGTTGCCGTTGTTGGCCTCTGCGGTCATCACCTTCTATGACGGATCGCAGCCGGCCAGCCCGGATGCTGCTGTAGGTTCGGTCAACAATTACGGTTCCTGTACGTTCCCGAGTCCGGCGGGCACTGTCTCGAATGGAACCTTGACGCTTGGCACGGTGCCCAACGGCACGGTAGCCTACGGCACAGGTGTAACGGCGCCGACGTGGTTCCGAATCGCCACGCCCGGCGGCGCTCCCCTCTGGGATGGCTCTTGCGGTAACAGCAGTTCCTATGACTGCAACGTGGGCCCGGCGTCCAACTGGATCTTGAATGTGCCCCTCACCGGCCTGAGCGGCACAACTCTCGCCATCCCCGCTCATTGAAAGGAGCCTTGTCGTGAGAATTGCACGCGAATCAGTCCAGACTCCAGCGGAATCCATGTCTACATCGACTTCCGCACCGACGAAGGTTCCCTTCGGGAATGTCTACCAGGGCACGGTCCAAATTCGCTCGGGAAGTATCACCACGTTGACCTTCTACACCTCGGACGACAACGGCCTTACGTGGGCGCCGGGCTACGACGACAACGGAACCGCCTTATCGCGTTCGGTCAAGGCAGTGCCTTCGTCGCTGCCAATCCCTACCGCACTGGTCGGCGCTGGATGGATCGGTCTTGTGGCCGATCAGGCCGCCGTGTTTTCTCTGAATCTCAAGAGTTGATCGAGGCAGTCCTATGACCGCACCCGCACAACTGACATGCTCGTACACAACCCTCGTCAACGACGTGGGTTTTGACGCTTTCGGCAAGTCGCCGACCTCGACGGACGTGATTACCGATCAGGTGGTGTCGGCGGTGCAGGCCAGCCAGATTCTTCGGGCAATTCGCAAGGGGCTCCAATCGGTCTACGGGGCCTATCGCTGGTCGTTCCTGCGGCCCAAGCTCTCCATCAACACGTATGGTGCCTACAGTACCGGCACGATCACGGTGGACTCCAGCGGCAACGTGACGCTCAATGGCGGTGTGGCCCCAGCGGACGGAGGTTTTCCGGCCTATGCGGCGTCGGGTGGCGGCCTGATGGTGATCCAGACCGCCCAGCCGCCGACGTTCTACGGGGGATCCTGGACGGTCCAGACGCAAACCAGTGCGACGGCCCTGGTCTTGGCCAGCTACGCCGGGCCGGCTTTCACGGCCGGGATTCCCTACAGTTTGTGCTTCAACGTCTACCCGATGCCAACGGGATACGACAGCTTCGAGGGCGAAGTCACTTTCCCGCCAGGGCCGAACATCCGGCGGCGACCTATCCAGCGTGTGGACCCGATCGAGATTCGGCGGCGGTTGCAACACGATGCCCAACCGCGGCGGCCGGAAATGTACGCTCTGTCGATGCAGATTTTCGACCCCACGGCCGGCTCCGCACGATGCTTCAGCTTTTGGCCGGTCCCCAGCCATCAGCACACCCTGGAAGTGACCGGCACCTGGTCAGCGGCCGGGGTAGACTCGACGAACATCTACCCGCTGGGCGGGACGGTCTTGGCGGCGGTTATCACGGAAGCCTGCTTGGCGGCGGCGGAGCGCGACATCAAGGGGATGGACGCCAGCCACCCCGATGCCGTTCACAGCCGCGCCGTAGGGCCGATGCTTCAGGCGGCCATTCAGCGGGACCGGGAGTACGGTTCGGCGGACACGCTGGGGGTCGATCATGGCCACCGGGGGATAGCCGGGGCCGACTGGAACTGGCGGCAGTTGGGACCGATTTGGTATGACGCGGGGGGCTACACAGGCTACTTACCTCCGCCTGGTTGATTTGTACGCCATTCGTCGGGGCATTTACCGGCGAGCAACCTTAGTCCCCTGAAAATGGGGAGGAGTTTCTTCTATGGACGCTGCCAACATTCTGCACCAAAGTTTGAAGGCTCCCTTTGTGGGAGAGCCTGATCCTGGCCCTGGCGGAATCCTTGTCGCCACGCGCGATCGTCAGGTGATGAAGCTGACCCCGGCCAGCGGCGCGGCCGAAACGCGAACCCTGTTGATGGGAGTGGGTTCCCATTCAGGAATCCGCTTGCGGCTCGACTGCACCACCTTCGTCGCCAGCAGCAATTGCACCGTGACGGTGTACGACTCGGCCAGCAACACCACCGGCACTATCGCTTTCTCAGCGGCCGGTCAGTGGGCCAACCTCCAGTCTTTCGAGAACTCCTCGGCCAACATAGAGTGGAGAGTGGTTGATTCCTACGGCTGTGCGATTTCGTCGATTCCGGCTGCTACGGAGAACACGACTGCCATTGCCCTCAGTGGTGGCCTAGGGGTTTTCGGGGCCAGTGCTCCCTCCAGCCAGCCGGCCGGCGCGGCACAGGCGGCCGTGACGCAGACGCAAGTGACGGAGACCATGACCGGGACTTACGCCAGCGACTACGCCAACCTGAACACGGGCCTGGCCGCGATCAAGACCGACAACGCGGCGACCATCGCCTTGCTCAACTCCATTCGTTCGGCTCTTGTTGCCAACGGCACGATCAAAGGTTCTGCCTGATCGGAGGCGGCCGTGGCGAAGGTCAAGAGTCCACTTGTCGAACTCAGGTTTCCAGTTGGCGGGATCAATCGAAACGCAGGTTTCGACCAGACCCCGCCATACTGTACTCCTTACGCGGTGAACGTCCGCAGCTACGACATCGTAAACTTGACGGATGCCCAGATGCACGGGCAGCGTCAACGCGGCGGCGCCCGGCCGTGTCTCGCCAAGTACCTTTCCTCCCGCTGTGGGACCGGGCCTTTCCAACTCTTGAACTTCGCCACGCTCTTGGAAGCCAACGGCCAGGTGGCTAACTATCTGGTTGGGGTTGTCGGGGGCACGCTCTACCAATCATCGAGCGGGTCGATGGCCTCGGTGTCGGGAACGCTCAACACCTCGGGTGTGCTTCAGGGGGCACAACTCAGCCAGTATTTCTACGTGGCCGACTACCGGCAGTCGTCGATCCAGTCGCCGGCCAATGCCCCCGATGGAACGATTGCCAGCGGCAACCAGCTTTCGGCAAGCTCGATTTCTGACTGGACGGCGCTGAGTATCAACACCTCGCTGGACGTGGTTTTCATCAACCCCAACGCCCCCATCGGCAACATCGACGGGTTGATCCAGAACTCTACGGCCAATGTGTTCCCCATCACGGCCGTTCATACGGGCTACATCCAGATCGACGGCACGCTGCCCAACCAGTCCGGCGGCGTGGTGTGGCAGATCGGCCGGCTGCCGAAGGTGTTTGATCCGACGAAGCCGACCGCTGCGTTGACGAGCCTCTGCGGTTCGATGCCCTTGCCAAACTACAACTATTCAACGGGAACGGTCACTTCGACCAATGGAATTGTCGTGTTGACGGGCGGTACTTGGGCGGGAGTGCCAGCGCCGACGGCCGCCAACATGCTCACGTTGACCATTCCCAACGTCAGCGGGATCGGCACGCAGCAATACCTGGTGGCCTCGCTGACCGACGACACCGATCTGGTTCTTGTCGATCAGACAACCGATGCAAATTGCTCTGGTCAGCCCTACATCCTTTCCTGGATGAGCCCGACTCCGGGTCTGCCTCCGCTCAACTGCCCCCTATGTTGTGCCTACAACGGTCGGATCGTGTGGGCCGGCTGGCCGGCTGGCGTCTGGTACATGAGCCGGCAGGGATTCCCGCAAGACTACGACTACGGATACGACCCGGGCGACCCGACGCGGGCAGTCGGCGGCGAAGATGCCAACGTGTTCCAGATTCCCGAGCCGCTGACGGCCTTGATGCCGCACTCGGATCAGTATCTCATCTTCGCTTGCGATTCCTCGCTCTGGATTCTGAACGGCGACCCGGGGTACGGTGGCAAGATCGTCAACCTCAGTCGCGAAGTCGGGGTCATGGGGCCCAACGCCTGGTGTACGCTGCCGGACGGGTCGATGATTATTCTCAGTCGGGACGGCATCTACCAGATTCCCTACGGCGGCGGCTCTGCTCCGGTTTCGCTGTCTCGCCCGCAGTTGCCGGTTGAACTGCTGAACGTCGATTACCTAAACAATGCCGTCAATCTGGTCTATGACCTCCAGGCCCGGGGCGTTCATATTTTCATCACGCCCACAGCGGGAACCGCCGGGCAACACTGGTTCTTCGACTTGGTTCTCGGTCGGTTTTGGCCGGTTGTGATGCCCAATGGGATGCAGCCTACCGCAGCCATCGATTACACCCCCGGCGCCAGCACGGCCACGCAAGTTGTGCTGGGCGGTTACGACGGCTACCTGCGATATTTCGATCCCACCGCAACGACTGACGACGGCACGGACCTGGTTTCCGTGGTGGTGTACGGCCCGTTCCGCTTCGGTGGGCCGGGCTACGTTGGCGAAATCCTCCAGATTGCGGCGGATCTGGACCCGAACGGCCAAGGAGTGGATTGGGGCATCTTCACGGGGGAAACGTCGCAGGAAGCCGTCCAGGCGGCGGTGACCGCGGCAGTGGCCAGCGGCGCGCCGTGGAACGGAAGCTTTGCTGCCGGTGCGAACCACCGCGACTATCCGCAAGCGCCCGGGCCGGCGCACACGATCATGCTCTCAGGCAGCTACCAGTGGGCCATTGAAGGAATTCGCATAGAACCACGTAAGCGAGGACCGATTCGATGATGGTATCCACCAACCCCTGGCCGCAAAATCCCCAGCCGCCACAAATCAACTCTCTGGCTTCAACCGATGCCGAGATTCAGCAAGCGCTTGCTGCTCTGCAAATCCTTCAGCAGCAGTACAACCAACTGGCAAGCACCCTGGGAAACCTTGCACAGCAAGCCCAGTATATGTACAGCCGGCTACAGAAACTCGTGCCTTACAACGGTACGAACGATGATGGCTACATCGATTACACAGTTCAGAAGAATTGGCCGAATGAGAATTGGCTGCTTGGTCCAAGTGTCGATACGCCGTTCATCGATGTGTACATGGGCGACAATCCGAATATCACGTTCGAGGCGGCTGCCGGGCCGCTGTATGCTCTTGGGGCTCTCTCGGAGTCTGAAAATCGGGGTTCCATCTACCTGGACAAGTCGGGCACGGAAGGCGTGCCGCAAGCCGGTATTTACGAAGAATCGACGGGCAACCTGAGTCTGATGGCGGGTGGGAACGATGTGCTGACGTTTGCCGTGGGCGATACGCCTTCCGCCACGCTGACGGATGCCGCGGGGCCGCTGTTTGTGCTGGGCGGTTTGTCCGGTCACCTGGGGTCGATCTATTTCGATGCAGCCGAGCAAGGGGGAATCGGCGAGGATGCCAGCGGGAATGTTGCCATTGGAGCCTCCAGCCAAGACGTTCTTGAATTCCAGATTGCGACGGACGCCACACCAGCACGGACGACGCTGTTCTCAAACGCGGGTGCTTTGTACCTACTTGGGCCGGGCGTTTATTTCGACGCGGATGGTCACTGTGGGATCGGCGAGGATGTGGCCGGCAATCTCAATGTTGGGGCCGGCGGGAATACCGTGCTCACCTTTACCCCTGGCAGCAGTCCATCGACAACCTTTTCAACCGCTGCTGGTCCTATCTACGCTCTCGGCGGCGAACTCTACTTGGACAGCGAAGACAATTACGGAATTGCCATCAATCCCGGCGGTGGAGACGTTCCCAAGGGGTTGGAACTTAGTGCAGGTGCCCCCGACGCCATCGTATTTACGCAAGTGGCATTCCAGGCGGCGGCTTACTGGTCATCCGATGGCACGCCGGGGCAGTCGATCACGACCAGCGGGTTGGTATTCAAGAATGGCCTCTGTACATCAGGGAGCATTGGCGCTCCTTTGTCGTTCAAGGGCACCATCGACTGTTCGGACGATCCGGATTATCCGGCAGGAACCGCTGGGGATCTTTACGTCTGCTCGGATTCTGGCAATATCGGTGGCTCATCGGGGGCAACCGTCGAGGCTACGAATCTGATTATCTGCCTCACGACCAACGCGGGTGGCAGTGAGGCATCGGTGGGCGGTGACTGGGATGTGGTGTCATCGGGAACTTCCAACGCGATCGTCGGCCCGTCTTCGGCGGTTGACGGGAACTTCGTGGCATTCAATGGTACGTCGGGGAATATCGTCGAGGACAGCGGGTACAACGGCACGACGTTGGGTGTTGTCACTACGGGAGCATGGAATGCAGACACCATTGCAATCGCTTACGGGGGAACTGGCCTGACTTCCGTTGGAACTCCCTACCAACTGCTGATCGTCAACGGTGCCGGGAATGCGCTGGAGTACGTGACACTCAATGGGATAACCGAAGTGATCTGGTTTGCCCCAACAAGCGGCGGCGGCGGTATTCAGATCGTTTTGGGTGTGCTGCCGGTTGCTAATGGAGGAACGGGACTTGATGATGTGGGCGCTGATGGCACGATTCTCTTTAGCGATGGGACGGGTTGCGAGTGGGCCGACACGACCAACATCACGGAAGTTGGTACGATCACGACCGGAGCATGGGAGGCAACGGTTGTCGGAACGGAGTACGGTGGTACTGGCCTCGATGCGGTAGGCGGAAACGGTGCATTGCTTCAGAGTAACGGCACGTCGCTTCAGTGGCACTATCCTTTGGCTTCCGATATCGGACTCGG